GTACCAACATACTTATCCATAATTTTACCTAATTCTTCGGTCATTTTTTTCATTGTGAACTTATTTAAAATATTTGTTCTCAACCCTGCCGATTTTTTTAGATATGAATCATATTCATTAAATACTTTGTAAATCTTATTAGCTGCATCTGAATAGTTTACTGTAAACCATTTTGATTCTTTTAGTAAGAATTTATCTGCTGCTGAATTGTGTACATCAGTTAATTGACCATCTAAGAAAACAGTATGCTCTTCTGGTAAGAAATCTACGTGCCCACTCCACTTAGAAACAATAATTGGTTTTCCTGTTGTTGCGAATTCAGCAAGTGGTCTTCCGTATCCTTCACCTTTTGTAAATGAAATCATTGCTTTTACCTTTTTGTGATTATATAGTTCAACCATTTCTGATTCTTTTAAATCACCATGTAGTAAATAGATTGATGGCACATCATCTAATCCTTTGATAGCGTTTTCTATTTTTTCTCTTGTTGTTTCTCTATCAATTACAGAAAATCCAGCATGCGATGTTTTAAGGATAAGACCTGGTCTTTTATCTTTAGGTAGATATTTGAAAACAGTAGCAAATGTTTTAATAACCATTCCTACATCTTTTCTATCTTGCCCTAAATGTCCTTTCAACCAATGTCCAACAAATAAGAAGTTGAAATCACTTTCAATTCCATCTAATACATCTATATCAGTTATAGTTGGATTTTCATATAATTCTTTATTAACACCTTCAAATAGAACCTCACATGGTTTTTCGTTTTTGAAAGTTTTAATAATTTGTTTAGTTTGTTTATCTTGCTCTTGAAATTGAGTTTTATCAAATAATGATTTAGTAAACTGAGATGGTACAATGATTAAATCCATTTTATTACCACCTTCTAAGAATTCTCTAGGAACTACTGTGGTTTCAACACCGGCAGTAATACCAATATTGTAATTACCCTTTGGTTCAAATTCATTAGCAACAGACATCTGCATAAAGATATCTGGTTTTCTATTTACCTGAGTTGCTATATTCGATAACATCTTTTTACCGAATTCAGTATTTGGGTCTGCTTGATTCTGAGGAGTATTTCCCCATCTAGTTGGTACAATCTTAATATCATACCTATCTAACTCAAACAAGCTTCTTAAAATATCTCTTGCATGGTCTCCATAACCACTTCTTGTGAATACTGGAGCCTGATATACTAATAAAGGTTTATTCATAACTTTTTATACAATTTTAAATAATTCGTATCGTTTTCTTGGTTTGAAGTTTTTGAAAGTACTCTCAACTCCATTAATTAGTTGTTGGCACATATTACTCTGAGATAATCCCATATCTTCAATAAATGCTCTTCTTCCTTCTAACCCATTTTTCTTTAATTCTTCGGTTGGAGTATTATAAACTTTCTCCATTTTTTCTGATAACTCAATTACATCGATTTTATCATCCCAAATATAAGGAGTTGGAACTGAACCTGTCAGAGATTGTGCTCTACTCCAAATTGGTGTAGCCCATTCTCCCCAAGTTACTTTATCTTCCCAATCTCTCCATTTGTGAAGTGAACCAATCTTAATGTAATCATCGGCTGTTAGATATTTACCATCCACTTTAAATCCACATTGGTCTTGTAATCCACCAGTAACATTTACAATGATTGGTGTACCGGCCATAACCGATTCTGCAGTTGTTAACCCAAATCCTTCATTACCAGCAATATTTACTGTACAATCAGCCATATTATAAAGAAGGTTTAATTGGTCAGTTGATAATTTAGCAGTTGAGAATACTACATTACAATCAGGTGCAAGAGTTTCAGCAACTTTTGGTAAATCAGTACCATTTTGGTCTGATGGTGTTGTGTGCATTAATAGTACAGCCTTAGAAGCCTTATCTTTACCAATTTTATCACAAAACTCCTTAAATGCCATAATAACATCAGATGGTTGTTTTCTTCTGATATTTCTATTAGACCAAAAGAATATAAAATCATACTCTTTACCAGCTAATATCTTATTTCTAAAATCAGAGGGTACATCAGTTGGTTTATATTCGTTTTCATTTATACCATGTGGTACATATGAAACTTGCCAATCTGAATGTGGTTTGTATGTTGGTTTATCGGTTAAAGAAGTTAACCTACTTACTATTCCATATGTTTGTCTTGAAATAGCACCTAACCAATCACAACTTTCGTAATAATTTCTATTATATAATGGGTCTGGTAAATCATCCCATATTGTATAATAAAGAATTGGACAGGTTTCTCTGATTTCGTGTTCCATATCATATAACCAAGTCCAATAACGTGGGTCAGTAAAATGAAGGATAGCATCAGGTTTTTCGGAATTCATAATTTGTCTTAACAAATCAGCGTTACCATAACCATTCCAAGGTAAGATTTTAACCGATGCATCTTCTACACCAGTTCTTTTCTGCATATCAACCGATAAATCTAAAACTTTACCTTTATCTGGGTGTTTAATTGCTGCACCTACTTGAAACCAATCGTACTCATTAAGAGTACCCATTACTAATGCTTTACTCATAGTGGCGATACCACTACTCATCCTCATATCATCTGAAAGGAGAAGAATCTTTTTTTTACTCATAACTTATTAAAATAACTTTTTCTTTTAAAATTGCGAACCTGAAATTTGAAGGTTTGAATATTCATTCATTTCTTTTCTAAATCCATCATCGCTTACATATCGTTCAACTGTTCTGTTTACCAATTTTTGAAGTGTTACATCCGATTCGAATGATACTCTTTTGAAATTTGAATAAACACCTTTTATGATTTTTACAGTTGTTAGTTTAGTTTCTACACTCATAGTATATATTGTTAGTATTTATATATATAAGTATATAGATATTTATTTTCCGTTAAGCCTTACCATCACAAAGACCTCTACTTAGAAACTCACAAAACTTACAATTTTTCTTGCGGTCACCTGGTACTTTTGGATATGGTAAATCTCTAAACTTACCTTCATCATCAAATACCTCGTTTACAAAATTCATAAACTCACCATACACTCTATTGACTGTTGGTTTACCATTTGCAGGAACGTGTCTTGAAATACGAGGAATTGGGAATGGAGCATCTTCATAAAGTTTTCTTCTCATAATCTGATATTCCACTTTAATCTTGTCTAAAGGTATATTGAATAATTCTGAATAATACTTTTTGTATATAACGATTTGTGCATTCTTGTACTTATCTGCCTTTTGGTATTTGTTCCAACCCATTGTAGATGTTTTTAAATCTATAATGATAATCGAGTTATCGGATAAATCTCTCATTACCACATCGACAAAACCTATGAAACTTACACCTTCTTTTATTTTTGCATTTAATGGAATTTCAATTCCTACTAATTCAAATCCACTCTTTGTATAGAACTTTTCTAATTTATTCTTAAACCACTCTAATATTCTTCTACCATCACCATAGAACTCTTCCAACTCTAATTGAGTACAAATAGTACCCTCAGTTAATTTATCATTCTCTTTGATGTATTCCTTTCTCATCCACTCTAATAATAGAGAGTCTGTATCTATTTCCATTGCTTGTTTCTTAGAAACCCCATACATTACCGAAAGGAAATGTTGTATTGTCTCGTGAATAGCAGTTCCGAAAATAGTATATATGTTTGCCGATGATTGTCCTAACCTATCAATGTACCTCAGTTTATAAGAACGAGGACATGATGAATATGTTGAATATTGCGAAAAACTTACTCTTGCCATAAATATCTTTATTTGTTATACAAATATACGAAAAAAGTTTGGGATTACCAAACTTTTCTTCAATTATATTTTCAATTTTAATTTTTTTATTATCTTAGGGTCAGTACCATAATCCTCTGATAATTGTTTTATCTTTTCTTTACCAGTTCTAGTTGAATATAATATTTTTAGATAATCTTCTGCCTGTAACTTTGATGTTTCATAGTGTTTTGCAACTAACTCAACTAACCAACCCTCATATTTATCAGCACCCTTTGGTTTCATGTACTTCATAAAGTGTCTACCTTTTGGAAGTAAATCAATTAGGGCAAGATACATTGCTTTAGGTGGAGCTTCTTGAAGATATGGTTGTACTGCTGCAATAGTCTCAATCCACTCATATTTCATTGAGAGAAAACGAAGTACCATATAATTAGAAAATGTTTTCTTGTCTTCTGGTTCTAGTTTATCCCAATAATTTGGGTCTTGTACATTTGTTATTTGCTTAATATGGTCAAATAATCCTTTAGCCATTATCCTTATCTTCTTGTTTTTTTCTATCTAATTCTTCTAATACTGCAAGTTGTGGTGATAGCAACTCTTCACATATCTCACCACAATTCCCACAAAGTAAAACTTCAATTGGTACTACTACATCTTGAGCAGTTCCTGCTACTAACTTAGAAATCTTTCTAAATTTAGAACCATCAATGAATACATCATATCCACAATGTGAACAAATTACAGGATTTGATTTACCTAAATCAATTTTAGGGCCATTACCTTGTGTTGGTTGGTCTGATGCTTTTTGTGGTTTGTTACCACCTATTCCTACTATTTTTGCCATCTTAAATTAAATTTAATATTTCGATTAATGTTGCTGCAGTTGGTATTTCTTTATCAATTGCATTGAAGTGTTTGTTTTGTCCATCTGATAATGTGAT